CCTCCCGAAAGCGCTGGATGATCGCCTTCTGCACCATGTCCTGGTAGGTCGACTCCACCTGCCAGCGCAGGATCTCATTGCGCTCCTTCTCGAGCGCCTCAATCTGGCGGACGTAGGTATCGAGCCGATCCTGCTGCTCCATGATGATCTGGCGCAGCTCCTGCTGGGTGCGGGCGCCGTGTATCCATTCATCAAGCCATGATCTAGGCGGGCTTATTGTGTCTATCTGTGCCATAAAAAAGCCGACTGTCACGACGGGGCCGGCGCTCCGGGAGTGGCGGACGTGACTCCGTTGATGGTTATCTAAACTTGCTCACCTTTTTTGCAATCTTGCTGGGCTGTTTTACGAACTGCTTACCCTCTGCGCTGCCTCGGCGCTTGGCGGCGGTGGTCGCGGCGTACTCTTTCGCAGAGAGCGCCTTGATCGCGGCCTTTGGTAAGTACCGCTCGCCGGTCTCGGAGGAGGGCTTGCCGGACTTGGTGCCCCAGTCCTCCTTTGACCATTTTGATAGGCTCTTCTGCGCCTTGGTCTTGCCGCCCGTGTAGCCGCCACCGGCGTCCTCGTACCGCTTGCCGAGCAGTTGCGATTTCCTCGCGCTCCACTGCCCCGCCTCAGTGCCGGCAACACTTTGGGACATAATCTCGCGCTTGAGGCGCTCGCGCAGTTTTGGCTTGGTATAGGTCATGTGTTTTCCTCATGCTCAAGATAATGCGAGCCTTGCGTGCAGAACCATGCGGCCTTGCGCAGATCCTGCGCTCGAGAGTTTCCGGCCTTGCGGCCGGCCCTCGAGAGATACTTGAGCGCAGATCCTACGCAATAGTCCACGGCGCCATCTGGCCCAAGGACTCCAGCAATATAGTCGATCGCTTCAATCTGGCCGCCCTCAAAGGGTAGTTCGATTTTGTAGTGCGATGGACTGTTCACCACGTCCTCGTCACGGTCTCCGCGCAGCAGCGCCTCGATCTCCTCCGAGGTCGCGACAACCTCACGCTCAAGACGCGACCTCATCCTGACACCGTCCTCGCCACCTTGGTGACGATACCGGCAAAAACGCCGACGGCCATGGCAAACGCCAAGACGCCGGCGATCCACAGAAATAGCACCATGCAAAACCGCGCAAAGTCTTCGTTTTCCTTGTCATCCATTATGCGGCCCTCTTTTTGAGTCGCTCGTTTAGATCGTGCAGCGCCCGCAGGTGAAGGAACGCCGGCCAGGCATCATCATCGAGCGATGGGTAGAAGTGATGCCCAAAGTCACCGTTCTCCTTTGAGAATCGCAGCAGGTGATACCCGCCGTCGATCTTGTTGCCGGTCGACTCTTCGTAGGCTTTGGCATACGCCGCCAACTGGCACAGATACTCGGGCCAGACACCGTTACTGGTCTTGAAGTCGCCCAGCACCAACTTGCCGTTGAGCCGCCCGATGAAGTCGAGCGTGCCGCCGTAGCGGTGCGCCTCGCTGATTACGGCCACCTCGCAGTCGACGATCTCGAGCTGCGTGCCCTTGACCCAGAACTCGAAGGCGGAATAAGCCGATGCCGCCTGCGCGCGGAAGGTCGCCTTATCGTTGACCGTATCCGCCTCGAGCGCCTTCTCGAGCACCAGCAGCGGCTCATCGCCCTTGACCCATGCCTCGCACATAGAGTGCACGCAAGTGCCGATCGCGAGGATGTCGCTGCCTTCGTACAAACCAGAGGGGGCAGGATTGCCCTGCCCCTCCAGAACTCCATGCTCACGGCCGGTCTTGTAGGCCCAGTTAATCAAAGCACCAGGATCTTTGATCTTGAGGATGGTCGTGACCGACGGGATCTTCTTCCCGTCGGCCGCCTTATACCCTTGTCGAGGAGTAGACATCAGAACACCAGCGCGTCATCTTTGAATTCCTCCTCCACCACCGGCTGGGCCGCGGGCTTCGCGGCTGCCTTCGGCGCTGGCTTTGGAGCGTCGATAATGCGGTTGGCGATCTTCTCCTGCACCCATGCCGGCAACTTGTCGAACACCGTGCCATCAGGCGTATCGGTCGAGTAGACGAGCGCCTCACCCTCTAGCGTCGGCGCCGGCATCGACTTCGGGAGCGGCATGATGCTCGTAAGGTTGGCATAGGTGCGGTCGCCTTTAACGGAGTGCGTTACATTGATGAACGCCGGCTTTCCTGCGACCTTCCCAAGATCGAACTTCTTGAGCTCGTCCGGCGTGAACGCCTTGCCGCGCCAGGAAGTCAGAAGCCCGTAGAGCGTCGACTTCTCGTTAAGAGACAAGCCAACCGTGCGGCTGATGACCGCCGGCAGGCTCTTGGTCTCGCCGTCCTTCGTGATCTCGACGCGGATCTCAGGGATCTGAAAGCGCAGCATCACCGTGCGCTTTGGCGCGAACTGACCGCCAGGCGAAGGCTGCACGCCAAGATCCACAATCATGTCGCAGATCGCAGCATAAGCGCCTGCCTCGAGCGGCTTGCGCTCAGGGAAGTTACCACCGCCAGATGAAGAAATAATCAAACTCATAAAAGTCTCCTTCGTTTCTACGGTTCACCAAAAATCTTGGGTGCCACGACGGCTTGCCCAATTTGGAGGGGGAACCTGCCTCCAAGTCTCTTCGTAAATTGGGTTGCGCATTTTCTGCTGCCACTCTCGGTCGCGGCGGATCTCATACGCGACCGCGATGATGATGAGCAGAATCATTAGGCCGATGAAGGCTGCGATGATAGCCACTACCACTCTCCCGAGATCCACGCATACACGAAGGTCGCGATGCCGAAGATGAACAGGCCGAGCGAGAGCATCATCCACTCGTCGGTGGTTGCGAAACCGGAGATTATCTCTAGCATCGCACACCTGCCTTGCCGACAACGAACTCGGCGTAGTGAGTCGCAAGGTCGCGGGTCTTAAAGATACGCGACGGCGGGAATCTGTAGTCGAGTTCCAGATCGGCCAGGTGCACGATGAACGTGCCGTCTGGCTTCTCATGTACCGATGACATGATCGACGTGTCGCGGTTGATGAAATTGGCAATGGATTGCGTCATGGCTTGCTCCAAAGAGGGGCGGCTTAGGCCGCCACCTCGTCGTCGTAATCGCTTTCATCTTCTGGATGCGGCTGCGGCGGCCCTTTATAAAAAGGATTGCGATACCAAACATCGCGGTCAGACAAAATCCACTGCTGGTCGCGGCGGTCGCTGCCCTTGCCTTCTGCGTACTGTCGATCTGCTTGTGCGATGAAACTCATTTTTGTCTCCTTCTATCACTTCTTGGCAGCACGGCGCTGCCGGGGATTCCTATTCTCCACATTGGCAAGTGTTCGTCAAGCACTTCTTGAAAATTATTTTCTTGCACCGAAAAGGGCGCCTTGATACCCTCCCGATTCTATGCGTAAAAACAACATCCAGCCGCCCACAGCGGCCCTACTCCATGCAGTCGCCCAGGCGGGCGGGCAGGCTGCCCTGGCTCGTCAACTCAAGGTCAAGCCGCAGGCCGTCCACCAGTGGCTTACCGCTGGCAAGGTGCCGGTGCTGCGCGTGCTTGCCGTCGAGGCCGCAACTGGGGTATCTAGGAAGGCTCTACGACCGGACATTTATCCATGAAACCAGAACTGACGGCAATCGTGCCCGTCGAGAAGGTTCTCGATCTGGCAAAAAAGTACCCAGTATTTCCTTGCAGGAGGAACGATGAAAAAGATCAAGAAGGCCGGACGCTCCGCGCCAAAAGCCCGCTCACCAAAAACGGCTTCAAAGACGCGACCCAAGACGAAAGTCAAATTCGACGATGGTGGGCAGAGCGGCCAGACGCACTCGTGGGCGTTCCCACCGGATCTAAGACAGGGCTTGCAGTCATCGACTTCGACCATCGATCGGCTACTGGAGCGGCTCAAGACTGGCTGGTTGAAAATCAGCAAGCCCTAACGAGTACCAGAGTTCACCAGACTGGCGGCGGCAGCGGCGGCCGGCACTACCTCTTCAACCTGCCGCACGGGGTCAAGATCCGCGGCGGCGTCAGCGTCACGCTCGGCAAGGTGAAGCGCGACGGCATCGACATCCGCGCCGAGGGCGGGTACATCATCTGGTGGCCGCTACATTACGGACAGCAGGGGCCGATGAACGAGATGCAGCCGCTGCCCGCGGGGCTCATCGACGAGCGGCGCATGGATCTCGAGCTGCCCGCGGAACTGGCGAAGAAACTGCCGCCGAAGCCTGGCACCAGTCAAGACTTCCAGCGCGACCTGCCGCGGATCACCGAGGCGCTCGCGTACATCAACCCTGCAGACTATGACCCGTGGCTCATGGTAGGCATGGCGCTGCACCACTCCAGCGGCGGTGCCGATGACGGGCTCGAACTCTGGGACGCCTGGTCAAGCGGCGGCATCACCGGAGAGTTGCCCGCGTCCTACGCCGGTCGCGCCGACATCGAGTACCGCTGGCAATCGTTCCATCTCGATCGCGGCGGCGGGGTCACGCTCGGCAGCCTCTTTAACGCGGCCAAGGCGGCAGGGTTTATCGCCGTGCCAGAGGCGGTGCGCATCGGGCCGCCAGCGCGCGAGGAGCCGCAGGCGGATTATGCAGACGTCCCAGAGGCTCAAGGAATGATCCGCAACATTGAGCCGGCGGTCGCGACGTCCGGCCTAGCAGCGGCAGCGCACAGCGGGCGCAGGCTTATCCTGCGATCCGTCGGCGAGATCGTGTCGGAGCGGCGCGAGGCGACGTGGCTGATCCATAACGTAATCGAGGCGAACGTGCTCGCGGTGCTCGCAGGGCCGCGGGCGTCGTTCAAGTCGTTTATCGCCTTGGATTGGGCCATGCGGATTGCGGCAGCCGATAACCCGGTCGTGATCCTCTCCGGCGAAGGCGCTGGCTTGGGGCGGCGCGTCGAGGCGTGGATGCAGGAGCACGGCAAGGGGCGCGACCTGGAGGAGCTGCAGCTCATGGCGCTGGAGTCGGTCGCGAACCTAAACGCCGACGAGGAGATGCTGATGCTGCAGCAGGCGATAGACGAGGCTGGCATACGGCCGGCGCTCGTGATCGTGGACACGTTCAGCAAGTTCAGCGCAGGGCTCGATGAGAATAGCAACCAGGAGGTCGCCGAGTATCTCTCCAAGCTGACCATCGGATTACGGGAGCGGTACACGGCAACCGTGCTGCTCGTGGCGCACTCCGGTCACGGTGACGCGAAGCGTCCCAGAGGGGCGTCGGCGCTTATGGCTAACCCGGACGCGGAATACATCGTCCAGCGGCCGGACGCGCAGGGCATGGCCGTGACCGTGACCAGGGAGAGGTTCAAGGACACGGCCAGTCTGTCGCCGCTCGGGTACGAGGCGGTCGAGGTCAGCCTCGGGCGCGTCGATCGGTACGGCGAGCAGGTCAAGTCGCTCGTCATGCGCAACGCCGATGCCATCGTCGCGACCCGGCGGGTGGAGCCGGCGGGCAAGGTGCAGAAGGTGATCCTCGAGGCGCTTAGGGCCAGACAGAAGGGGTCAGAAACGACACTCATTTGGACGATGGCAGACCTGCGCCAGATCGGGAAGGAGTGCGGTCAGGCCAAGCAATCTGTCCACAAGGCGGTCGAGGCGATGGCGATGAGTCCGTTTTTGACCAGCACCATCGGCGGCTTTAGGTTGTCCGACGAGGGCTTAAAGTGAGCGGTCAAAAAGTCAAA